CCAACCTGCGGGATAACAACAACAGCGTTAGAAGCCGTTGTGCCGGTCGCATTGGTGATGGTTGAGATGGTGTAGTTCCCATTGTCTAAAACAGAGATAATGTTTATCGCCTGTTCTCTAAAAACGATAAGGTTGTTGTAGAATGCTTCTATCTGTGTTACATCTCCACCTGTAAGGTTTCCAACGTCAAAGACATTTGCGGCACCAAACTGCTCGAAGACCCCATTGTCGCTGTAGATAATTTCATTTCCTCTCGCTAACCAAAGTCTGTTGTCCCAGACTTCTCCATACTTGTAGTCAGTAGCTGTAACGGTAGAGGCAGTAAAGGGTGGTGCGATGCTTGTTAGGTATTTATCCCCAAGGGTATCAACAAACATGCGAGAGCTGTTTTCATCAACTTGCTTAACGAAGTAGTAAATTTCTCCGTCAGTTGTAATGTTCTTTGTGCGATAGATCCTACGAGCAACAGTTCCTTCCGGTCCTAACGGCATTTCCAAAAAGACACCGTATTTGTAGAGCCCAGCTGGTGCTGGTGCTGCTACAGTTGCGATGCGCCATGAGGTAGATCCTGCGGCTGATAGGGGACTTTCTGCTCCGGTGTCCATTATGTAGGTTACCTTGTAAGAATAGTCATTGGTGATGTCGGCTTCGGGGACACCGAGACCAGCGAGTTCAGCAGGGGAGAACCACAAAGCTGTCCCTTCTGTTAATTCTCCGCCTTGACGGTGTCCGCTATCTACATCAAGGGGGTGAGGTGAGGCTGTTTGCATTGCGAAGCCAAACTCTCTTACAACTCCGTCTCCTGCAAACACGAGTGCTCTATCGTAGCCATTGATGATAAGCAAACGACGACCTAAATTTACAAACTGTGTTCCTATTTCATTAAACTTTGGGATGTGTCTCCCCTCGTCAATAACAACAGCATCCTGAAAATAAGTGTAGCCAGTGTAAATTGACCCTTGTCCTTTGTTCCCCAAGAAATAATAGAGGGTGCCGTTCTGTTCGACAAAGGTGTATGTATCATTGCTTCCTGCTCTCTTCCACACATAGACGGCATTAACCGGAGATGTGAAATAGGCTTGTTCTGCTGGTGTAATTCTAAATGTTGAGGGAAACTTCCACCAACTCTCAATGCCGAGGTCTCCAACCCATCCACCTTCGGGAGCATAACGACAGTTTAAAACTTCGTCTGCATCTCCAAGCTTGGGATCAAGAACTTTATTTACACCTTTTAGTTTAATGTAGTTCTGTCGGTATTGTGGCTTCATTAATTGAGCCTCCGCAATGTCGTTCCATCAAGACTTCCCATGCTGTTTCCAAATGAGAACTGGCCTCTTTGAGCTTGGAAGTCAATTTTATCAACGTAGCGTCTTTCTAAATTTTTAATTTCTGTGAGATACTTCTTCTCATAGTTTGCGGCAAGACCTTGTTGGCCGAGCTTAAGATAGATGTTTTCCAGAGCATGGTATGCGATGAGTTGGTGAAACTCAACCGGCATCTCTGGACTATCTGTGTCTAACAACATGTCGTTTGGCTTCTTCATGTAGCGAATGACGCCTTCTCTAATGTAGTCTTTTGGTTGCTCAAGAACACCGCCAACACTAAGAACTCGTGGTTGGATAAAGTCAAAACCATCTACACGAGGGTAAGGTCTTATCTGTTGATGTTGTCCGTCTCTTTCTATGTAGCGTTTTGCGCCGTTGTCCAATTGGTTTGTGTTTAGGATGTCGTAGAATGCTACCGTGTCCTCAACAACAACAGGTTGTATGTAGCTCTCAAGGTTTCGCACTCCTCCACCATTTATCACAGCTAACCAACATGGAAGCCCAAGTCTTTCACCTGTGGCTCTATCAATGTTCTTGTTCCAGAAAAGCATTTTTCTGTAGCCTTCCCATGGTTGTGCGAACGTGTCTGCACTTTGGAATGTGTCGCTGTCTATGTCGTTTCCGTCCCAAGACTTAAAACGAACTCTAATGCCTGTTGCGCCTTCTGTTATCTTGTGGGTTTTTGGATCACTCAATGCGCTTATCTTGCCGTCCTTGATGAAGGCCCAGCATAATTCGTAGTAGTTATTGAGGGCAAAGTTTCCACCAGCTTGGGTTTCAGTTGTAAGTGTTTCGGCAGGTTGAGTGAAATAAACTGGTTGTGGGATGTAAGCCTCGGCATAAGAACGTTTGAGATCAACGCGTAAATTCACATCCTCTTCTCTTCTTGGAAATAGCCCTGTGCTCTTACCAAATGGGTTCTGCGTCCCTGCAGTTGTGTTGTAAGGGTAGTCTCTATGTCCCAAGTAAAGAAGCTCTAACGTGTCTTCTGGGAGGTCATAGGTGCGCTTCTTAATTACCCATGTTGTGTCTGCTGCGTTAGTTGTTCCCTCAAAGTCTCTGTCTATGATAAGACTTGTAGAATTCTCAATTCGTGAGATAGTGTATTCTTGGTCTTGTATGGAGATAGGTTGTCCTTCCCAAACATTTACTTGTGGAAGTCTATCCATCGCAGCACTGAATGTAACAAGACGAGACGATGCTGTAACAGCAGCAGTAACAACACCAGCAGCACCAGCGTTCTCATTGTCTCTTGTTCCAAACATGTCGACGTGGAAACGTAGGAAACCTAACTTCGTAGAGAACCGCCAACGTTTTCTTGTCCAAAGGTCGTAGTAAGCATCGTTTAGCAGCTCGTCCATCTGGTCGTTAAATTGTGCTAATTCAGGTGAGTAGTCAGTAATGTTCTTTACCTTTTCTCTTAAACTTTTTAAATTCGCCATAGTGGAGTTCTCCTTTTCTCTTCTACCATTATCGTAATGTAAAAACAACAAAAGGACAAGACCTCTCGGTCTTGTCCATTGTCGGTCGCTTACGCAACCATAAGTGTTTTAAGTCTTATGTTTAGGTGAATGCTGGAAGCACATACACTCGTCGTGTAAGTATAGCGCCACCAGCCGAACCACCAGCAGCAGCAACACAAAGGATGCCGATAGGGGGAACGAGGTCAGCAGCAGCATAAGGGTCGCACAAGCCAGGTGTAGCAGAGCCGGCGAGGAAGTCACCAACCTTGATAGCAGCACCCGAGTTGTCGATCTTTGCGTCAACAAAGCCACGGGTTACAACTTTAACACGGTCGCCTGCATTTAGGGTTCCTTGCGAGTTGTCGGCAGCAACAACGACACCAACGATAATTGATGCGGTTGATGTAATGGTAGCAGCAGCGCCAGCATTAAGATCAGCCCTTACTACTGTGATAGCAGCAATTTCATTGGAAGCTGCAGACAGGTCAAAAGCGACCCAGTCTCCAACAGTCAAAGTTCCACCTGCGATAAAACTTTCCGTTTGACGTCGGTTAAGAGCGTCCAAACCAACAGGCAATGTTCCGCCTGCGGGCAAGGCATTAAAGCCTGTTGTTTCGAGGTATTGTAAAATACTTGTAGTAGCCATGATAATTTCTCCTTTATTAGTTAGTATCGCCACGAACGAGAATAGCATTCGAACCCAAGTGATCGGCAATTAATTGCGTCTTCACATAAAGTTGAGCTGCTCTCGCAGTTGTTCCGGTTACATGTTCGAACGCTGATACAGCAAAGTCTGCATCACTATGGAAGCACATTTTGATAGCATCAAAGTTTAACATGTATCCAGTAAGGGCACCAGCACCGGCAAACCCACCATCTGGAGCAAAGTTGATCCCAGCGTAACTAACGCCAAGCTCAATGTCTTGCTCTACAACAGCGCCACCGAAAGCAAGTTGCATGCGTCCAGCGTCCAAAGTAGTTTCATTGATGTAGCGCTCTTGTGCAAACAAGGCACGACGATAGTTCGCCATTCCTGCTTCACTCAAAAGAACCAAGTCAATAGCACCCATAGGAGCTACAGAAGAAGCTTGGATAGAAGCTTGTTGCATAGCCAAAATTCCTTCCGCAGAGAACGAGTTCAGCATGTCGCGTGCTTGGTTATTCCAACCAGTAGTAGTAGCGAAAGTAGCTTTCGAAACACCACCAACAGTATTAACTTGTGATCCAGTAGAAACAGCTTCCAAGAACCCACCAACGTCTCCGTTAAGAGTATTGATGTCGGTCAAGATAGTTGATCCACCAGTAAGAATTTGTCGGTTAAGCTCACGACGAAGCATTCCCATTACAGAACGCATACGTGCTTCTACAATTTTAACAATTGCTTTCTCGCCTTGGTTTTCCAATTCTTCTTTTTTCGTAATAACGATAGGAGCGACAAAGTCGGCCCACTCATAAACAGCAGGTTGCAAAACATCCTGAACTGCTAAATTGACTGCTTCATAACCAGTAGGTAACTGGGTAATAGAAGAGTGCTCTGCAATAGACAAAGGACGCTGAATTTTGATCCCTCCGTCTTCGTATTCGATGCCGCCCTTTTTGCGGCAATTATCCAAAAACGCAACTTTCTGGAATAATTCATCTACTTCTCCATCACGAATAGAGTAAAGAGTTGATGATAAAAGGTCATTACTTATAGCCATTTTATTTTCTCCTAATAATTTAGACTTATTTGTTTTTGCTGAAAGACAACAAAATTAGTTTTGTAAGGTATCTCAATAAACATGAGGTCTTTAAAAAGTTTGGTTTGTTGTAAGTGTTCCAGCAAGGGAGTTCCAACAAAGGCTTTCTAACATTACATTTTTGTAAAATGAAGACAAAAAAAAAGATGGATGACCGAAGCCATCCACCAAGAGTATTATGAAAAACAATTCTTATTTTTTAT